TCAGTGATAATCATGCGGAAGCTTAGGGAAAACCTTAAGCACGAAATCATCTGGAGAACCGTGCCATCTTGTCCCCTTATTTTTCTCATATGTCACTTTTTCTAATACCTCTTTTAGCATGTTATTCCGTAACTCCGGATCATCAGTAAGGTAGTATGCTTTTATTACATGTTCGAACTTAGGGATTGAAACTTCTCGAACATCTAGCGACTTCTTATTATTAATAATCTCGTTTTCGATATCTTCCTTTGCTTTTTTAGAGGCTGCCATTCTTTCCGATAACTTTTTTGATCTCTCCAAAAACATCTCTGTAGAATATATGCCCTGCTCCAATAAATCATGCAAATTATCCATCTGAGTTGATATATCACTAAGTTCCTTTTCAATTGTTTTCAACGCAGATATATAAACATCTCCTTGATCAGTTCTTTCTTCTTTTGCAGATTTCATTTGATCCCATTTTGTTTTGTAGGATCTCAACCAATACTCTAATGATTCAATAACCCTTTTTTCAACTAATTCCAAATCAGAACTAACATTTTTACATTCTGGTATAGGGCACATGATTATCGGTAGCTGCTTAGCTAATGGTCTACGAATCATGTTCCGGCCGCATTTTGCACAAATAACAACCCCAGCAAGTGGATTTTTGGTAAGATATCGTGTTGGAATAGGTTTTGAAGGGTTTTCTGCCAAGTACTGTTGAGCTAAATTCCATGTATCTTCACTAACTAATGCTTCGTGCAATCCATCAACTAAAATAATATTTTTTTCCGAGTTTTTAGGACGTGTTTTTTGTATACTGCCATCTTTTCTGCTCTTTTTAAGGGGGCGTTCAGCCCACTTTATCTTCCCATTATAGACAGAATTCCGTAGAACAGAATTAATGGTAGGAACGGTCCATAACCCTCCCTTTGCGGCTGGTATTTTAAGTGCATTCAATTTTCTAGCAATAAGAGAGGTACCAATTCTTTTAGCAACTCCGTTTTCATCGGGTTGTCCAACTGTGTATAGTTCGTAAATCATTTTAACAATTCTCGCCTGGTCTTCAATGGGTTTTAGACTATACCCTTTTGCATTCTTTAGTTTTATTCTCTCATATCCATAAGGCGGGATGCTTCCTAGATATTTACCTTCCTTAATTGAAGACATACGACCATTTTGTAATCTTCGGTTAATAGTTTTGAATTCTCTTCTGGACATAAAAAGACCAAACTCAAAGTATTCTTCATCAAATTCATTATTTGGGTCATAGATCTTAGTAGGAGTAACAATTTTTGTACTAGCATACTTAAAGGTTTGAGCTACTATACCTTGGTCTATAGTATCCCCACGTGCAAGACGTTCGACTTCTACAACCAAAACGCCTTTCCAGCGTCCTTCTTCAACCTGTCTTAATAATTCCTGAACTTCCGGCCTGGAATCAATAGTCTCACCGGATACAACCTCTCGAAAGATATGTGTAATATTAATTTTTAGGCGTTTGGCAAGATCAAGTAGTATTCGTTCGTGTCTAACTAATGTTTCACCCTCACCACGGGCTTCAGCTTCAGTATCAGTTCTTGATTTTCTTAAATACATGCAGTACTCATCATTTATCAGAGATGAAAGGGTACTAAACATGAAACACTTCCCTCCTTATTATGAATCAAACTTAAAGTGACCCGCATATAGTCCACACACTACAATTTCGTTTGGTAGTACTTCTTTAATTTCAAACTCGGGGTTTTCTGGTATTAGTTGTATATATGGAGAACCTTCAGTCCATCTCATCCGTTTAAGCGAACCGTCCTCTCCATTTATGACTACAGCAACAATCTGGCCATTATACTCAGCCCAACGCCCTTTTTTTAAAAAAACTACGTCTCCATCGTTAATACCGGCACCGATCATAGAATTTCCTTTTACTTTCAATGCAAAGTCAGCACCGTTAGTTTTGGGTATAGGGTAGCTAACATAATCCTCAATGTTACTCTCAGCTATTAGACCGTTACCAGCACAAATAGTACCAACTAAAGGGGTCAGGTCAGTTCTACTCTTAATGGAACTTTGTTCATTTAGGATCAAGTCGATTGGAAGTTGAATTTCAGTTCTACAAGTTAAATAGTCGGTGGAGGTGCCAAGTATGTCAGCAATTTTAGCTAGGCGGTCACTTGGGGGAATACTCTTATTCCTTTCATAGCTTGAAAAATTCGCAGGATTCATATCAAGTAGTTCAGCCATTTGATTTTGGGTATAACCCCGTGTACTGCGTAATTCTTTTATTCTTTCGCCCATGGATAATGGATGACTCAAAGTAAAACCTCCAACTCAAATTAAATTTTATAAAATGGGGGTTGCTAAAATATAATTTGAGTTATATAATGAGTGACAAGGAGGTGAAAGCAGACGATGGAAACAACTAACACTCAACGTTTGGTCTTGAAAAACTGCCGTAAATCAAAAGGTACTCAGCGTGAGGTTGCAACTGATCTTGGCATTACCGAGGTTCATTGGCGTGAAATCGAGAACGGTAAATCTGTTCCTGGTACTCGGTTGCTCTTTAAAATTTGCAACTATCTTGGCGAGAATGTTTATGTACTTTTCCCTGATTTGACACAAGCGTCTTTTTTTGACCGCGACTCAAATTAAATTTAACACCTTGTTATAAGTATTGCTCACAAGTAAAATTATATACAGTAACTTAAATTTACGCAACTGTTATTTTCGGAATTAATGGGTTTTATTTGATGTAATCTTTTTTTTGAAACGAACTCAAATTAAATTTGATAAGAGGTGAACAATGTGGGTGTACAAGCGGTGGCGCATATAGATAGTTACAGAGGTGATTCGATGAACGCTCCGTACAAACCACATGAAGGAAATATTGTCCAAACAATTACTTCTGGAAGCACCACAATTCATTTTTGTGACGACTTTGTTATTAAAGACGTTACTACAGTCGCTGAAATCTTAAAGCGATATGAAAGAATTGGGTGGGATATTTTCCAAAGTAAACGTGAGTAACTGAATAGGGTTGACGACTCTTAATCTGGGGTCGTTTTAGAGGACAAGCCTTCAATAAAAGAGGTGAAAAGATTGAATCACTCGCTCATTAAAAATTGGTTTGCATGGGTCCACCTACAAAGTCTGATTAATTTTCGTGATAGTGTTCACACGATGGACGCCGGAAACTGTTGGCTGGACAAAGAAATATCGGATCTTAAAAAGGATCTTGGAATAGAGGAAGGTGAGCAATATGTCAATACATCTGCAGTTACAGCAGCGCATCAAACTCCTGCAGCAGATGCAATTTGATTATCCAGAAACAGCGAATTGGTTTGATGAATCGCTTGCTTATCTAACTATTGCCGAAGGAGGGAACGGTCTTGAAGAACACAAGGCGGGAACTTCGCAAACAGCATAACGAAATTTGCAGAAAGATCCTTGATGCTACAGACGAAAATCTAATCATGCAGCTGCAGGCAGATAGAAAAAAGATTGAAGGCAAAATTCAAAAAGCAGAAGGCGGCCCGATTGTAAGTAAAAAGAAAAGTAGAAGGGATATCGGGAATTGTCCGTTGTGCTTCCATCGTATCAAGTATGGAGAAAGTTATGTTCAAGCAGGAAAGCTGAAATTTTGCAACGAGCGTCATCACAAGGAATACATTGCCCTTGTAAACGAAAAATGACCACGCCTGGTCCGCGTAGTCATTTGGTCTGAAACTTCACAAAAAAATTATACGGCAATCATATCAAATTTCATTTAACAGCACAAGTCTGATGGAGGTAAAGATTATGGACGTGGATGAGTATATCCGTCAGATCAAAAAAATGCGTTATCAGGCGGATCAGTTTGATGATGATTCCCCAGGTGCAATGGTTGAGATTATTCGTCTGCTGACGGACGCCCACATGCTAATGGGACGTGTTAGTGCTCAGAAGGATGGCGATTATGCCAAAATCCACGCACTGCGTCAAAACACCCATGCCAAAGCAAGGGCGGAAGCAAAGCGCGGTGAAAAGGAACTTGCTGCAGATCTTGCAACAGCTGAGCTTAGGCAGATAGAAGCTGAAGCATATGAACAAAAGATGTTCTGGCGTAATGAGCTTGATTCGGTAAAAGAGAAGATTTACGAGCTGCGCCTTCGGGTGCGGATTGAAATGCATATAACAGGAGGCGGAGTACATGGCTGAGTTTGAATTTCTCCCTACGCCTAAACCGAACCACAAGCGGTTCAAGCCAACTCAGAAACAACATACATCTATCAGCAATAAGGTTGATAAAGAGGCATACAGACGCGCCAGCGAGGCGGGATATGTATGTTGTGAACGCTGCGGGTGCAGTAGACCAAAGCATTGGTTCGAGCGTTGCCACATGATCAACGCCAGTCAGTACGGAACAGGTAAAGCCCCTTGGAATATCGTCATCCTGTGTGGTCCTAAAACGGCAACAGGTACATGTCATAACTGGGCAGATGAAACTGCCGAGGGGCGAGCGTGGAAAGTGGACAAGCAGGCTGAACTTTTCATTTATTACACAGTCGGAGAGGGTCAAGAACATTGGAAATAGGACGCACCTTGTCCCTTGGATGTCCCTAGGATGTCCCCGGGGACAAGCAGGGGACAGTGTGGGGACATATCTGGGATGTCGCATGTCTGTCCTGAGTGAGTCCATTTGCAGGAGGCGGTGAACAGCATAGATGTTATGGATTAAGAGTTATCAGGCGACTGATAGGGACCCCCAGACGAAGAAATTCTGTCGTTTGACAGGGTTGGATATACCCCGGGCAGTGGGTTCGTTACACATGATTTGGTGGTGGGCAATGGATTGGGCACCCGATGGAAACATAAGCAATTTTGAGCCAATTGATTTGGCTGACGCTGCTCATTTTGAAGGTGATCCCGAAGTGTTTTTTAATGCACTTGTCGAGGCTAACTATATAGGGAAAACCCTTGATGGATATGAGGTTTTAAACTGGCATAACATTGGCGGACAGGTACTTGAAAGCCGGAAAAAGGCTGCTGCTAAAAAGGCGAAACAGCGTGAAATGGCTGCTGCAAAGAAGGCAGCCGAAGCAGCGGGAAAGACTGATGTCCCCGGGGACATACCTAGGGACATCCCGGGGACAGATGAAGGACGTCCACCCCCTGTCCCGGTATATAAAGAATTAGATATAGAGTTAGATAAAGAAAAAGAATTAATAAAAAAAGATATACCCCAAGACGAAAACCAACAGCAAAATCAAAACCAAGATCAAAACCCGAAATCCGAACCGACCGCCGAAAATGCGGCCGAGCCGAAAGAGCGAGGTGAGGAAGCGGAAAAAAGTGGAAAAGGTAAAACCGGAAAAAAAGGTTCTCGGAAAAAACCGGAATACGACGAAAACAGCTCGTTTCTGAAAATGGCGAATTACCTGAAAGGAAAAATTGATGAATTCGCGCAAGCAGAAGGAATCGCGCATTTGAATAAACGATCGAACATGCAGACATGGGCGGACGATTTCCGGCTGCTGGTCGAAGTTGACGGCCAGAAGGACAAGAATCTCATTCGTGATGTGATGGATTGGCTGCCTACAAATACTTTCTGGCGAAAAAATGTCTTATCGGGCAGATCGTTCCGGGATCAATTCTTAAAATTGGTTTTAGAGATGCGTTCGGATGAGGCGAAACGTAAAAAGGGTTCCGGCGGCGGGGGCGGAAAAACTGAAATCCCGATCGTTCAAAATGATACAAACCCTGATTCTGGCCCGAGTGAGGAAGAATTTCAAGAAATGCTACGTCTTGCAGCAGCTACACAGGCCGCAAAGGCGGGTGAGCGCTAATGAATCCACTACACCGATGGTTGAACAAGCAAGAAGTGGCGAATCGCGGTATACCGATATTCGTTCCGCGGCAGGTAGAAGTCAACGGTGAATGGGTTCCGGGCGGGCGCTGGAATATGGAACGGCCCATTGGTGACATTTTATTGGGACTTAAACGCTGCGGAGAGCTGGGGGCTAGTGTGGCGGACGATGAACCTCCTGCCGGATACATTTATTCAGCCAAGGTAAAGGATCAATTCCGATACGTCCCCTTGTTCTCACGGGCTGTTGAACAACTTGATGCGGACAAGCTCACCCAATTGGAACGGACGGCCATTGAGGTACGCCAATCATATGCCGGTTATGGGATGAGGGCACGCATAGATAGGGCCGTTGCTTCACTGATAGATCAGGGATACAAGTTGGATCGGCTAAAACTGGTCTTATCTCCCTTGGATCCAGTAGCAGCAGATACGGAAGTTCGAACAGATTACGGCATGTTAGCTGTGGCACCAGATAGGATGGTTCCGGAAGGCGTGTCTTATGTGATACAAGATTCGGGCAGTGAACGTGCGTTTGCCTGGGTCAAAAAGCAAAATTGAACGGAGGATGAAGCATGGAAGCTGCAATAACAAAGCTGAAAGCTGAAATGGACGGTAAAGGGACGAACACATATATCAAGCTGATTGGGGAATTTCTGATTAAACACATTCAGGCGAATCCTGGTTCTGTTGATCAGATCCTGTCCGCTGACAAGACGATTGCGAAGAGCTTGCTTGCTATGCAGGCAGAGGCTAAGAAAAAAGCTGTTGGTGGGATGGCTATGCTGACCGATGAGGAAGGTTTTTCGATTGTGCTGAATTATTTTGGACTGAGCGGGGGAGTAACGGCAGTAACCCCCGCCCCTGAAGAGCAAAAGACCGTGCGTTTTGATGTCAAGCTAGATGATTTCTTGTAGGGGAGGGATAAAGCATGTTGCGTGTAGAGTTTGAAAAACATTTTCCTGAGAAAATTTCCACAGCACTTGTCAATTACGTTACTGATACGGTTCTACTGAAAAGCCGCTACTTATTTTACAAGACGTCCGGAGGTATCCAAGTCGCATATTGCACTCATTGCCAAAAGCAACACTGCCCTGAAGTCAAGCTGAAACATAAACAGAAAGAACTTGCTACTTGTCCAAAATGTGAGTCAGAATGTGAAGTTCGTTCTCATGGAATGAGTCGGAAATATCTATTCGATTCTGCTGTATTGATCTGGTATGAGAAGTCAATTATCAACAAAGAAGCAATCACAGCAAGAGTAATTACAGTAAGTAGAAATTACAGTGGGGATTACACAAAGGTTGAGACACATTACAACGTTGTTCATATGTATCTGTTTGAACCCCGAAAATCAACTGCTTATGTGTATGGAAAGGAAAAAAGCAAGGTTAAGTCTCCTTTTGAGAAGCATTACGGTTATGGATCATGGAGGAAATTTCGTGATCTTGATAATATCCGAAAAGCTGTCAAAGATACTCCTTTTCAGTATTCAACATGGGAAAAGTACACGGACTCGGGTGGTTATTACAGCATAAATGACATGGTGGAATTTTTCGACCATTTCACCCGCTATCCCTGCATTGAATATCTGACCAAGGCAGGATTCAGTAATCTTGTACGGGCTAAACTTTCCGGAAGTGGCACCTATGGTGCTGTCCACTGGCGAGGAAAAACCTTACCCGCCGTGCTAAGGCTGACAAAAAGTGAGCTAAGAGAGATCAAAAATGCAGGGATTGGGATAGAACCTAAAGCACTTCGTTACTACCAGAAGTTAAAATCACGGGGCGAAAAGATGAATGTACTGGATGCTTTATTCTTGGGAGAAATAGAGGACACATTTTATCAGACCTATTACAGAGAGGTATTATCGTTAGCTCCTGAAGAAACTGTGAAAAAATACATCTTAAAGCAAAAGAAGAAACCGCAATACGCCAAACGATCAGCTGGAAGTATATTGTCTGATTGGCGAGATTATCGTAATCAATGCAAGGAACTTGGAATGAGTCTGGAAGAGGAACGTTATTTGTTTCCAAACGATCTCCACGAAGCACACATGAAATTAACGGAACGTATCAAAATCAAAAAAGACAAGGCAGTGAACAAGAGGATTAAAGCACGCCTTCCTGAACTTGAACATTATTATTTTGAAGCAAACGGCTATCTAATAAGAGCAGCCCAATCATCATTTGAGTTGTTCAGAGAAGGAAAAAGTCTCAGTCATTGTGTTGGGGGTTATTCCGCTCAATATGGATCTGGACAATGTGACATTCTGTTCATTCGCAAGATTGAACAACCTGACGAACCACTTTGCACGGTGGAAATCAGATCAGGTTTCATTGCTCAAGTCAGAGGATTTAAAAATTATGATCCTGATCCAACCATCTTGGAGTTTGTGGAGAAGTTCAAGAGAGCTAGGTTAGGCAAGAAACCAAAGAAAACTAACACTAAGAAACCACAGGGGGTAGCCGTATGAGCCAATTAGCCATTCGTACCATTGAGACAATCGCAATCGAAATCAACAGCATCAAGGATCAAACGAAAAAGATTATGCTTCACGGATCTATTGAGATCGGACGCCGATTAACAGAAGCGAAAGAGATGATGCAGCATGGTGATTGGATGAACTGGCTGGCTGACTCTGTTGATTACTCTCAAAGCACTGCAAATAACTTGATGAAATTGTTTAAGGAATACGGATCCGATCAGCTCACTTTGTTTGGAGATAACGCCGATTCCCAAGCGCTTGGAAGTTTAAGCTATACGCAGGCTGTGGCCTTGCTTGGGATCCCGGCTGAGGAACGAGAAGCCTTCGTACAGGAAAATGATGTGGATAGTATGTCTACTCGTGAACTACAGGAAGCGGTCAAAGCACGTAAAGATGCTGAAAAGGCCCTCAAAGCAGCTCAGGCGGAAGCTGAGAAGGCAAAGAAGGCTATGGAGAAGGAGCAGAAGCTTCGAGAAAAACTGGAAGCACAGCAGGCAGAACATGCTTTGATTGTTGAACGGTTAGAAGCCCAAGCAGAGGAAGCGGCGGCTGCAGCTGCAAAAGATGATTCAGGTGAAGATGATGGACAATCCGCTGCGCTTCAGGAAGAACTTGAGAAGGCTAAACGGGAACACGCTGAGTCTTTGGCACAGATAAAGAAGCTTGAACAGGAACTGAAAGCAAAGCCTATCGATGTTCCTGCGATTGTGGAGAAGGTTCCGGCAGAGATTGAGGCCGAGTTGGCTGAACTCCGGAAGAAGGTAGCACAGGGGACTGGTGAGGAAGCAGCCATATTCAAAGCACACTTCAAAAACCTGAATGATGCTTTTGCTAATTTGCTTGGAGCTTTGGAGATCGTCGGGAAAACAGATGAAGAATTGCACGCCAAGTATAAGGCTGCCACAAACGGGCTAATTGATCGAATGAAAGCTGAGTTGTGATAAAGCATGGCCTTCCTGTTCTTCTACTTTGAAGAATTTAAGCCTGGGATGGTGTGCCGACTCAAAAGCGGATTAGATAAAGGGAAAATGGTGGTTGTCCATCAAATCCAGGACGACATGCTTTGGTGCTATGATAACCGGCCTATGAAATACCGTACAAATCGCAAAGGTGAAAAGGTTATAGATTTTGATCCTGCATGTGTGACGGCGCCATATCCCCCCAGTAGCTTGGAGATAACAAACGAGATCCCATTACAAGATGGTGGATGGGGTGCTTCATACCGACAGGCACGGATGTTTTGAATAGGGGACAGCATGATGGACATTGATTATGAGTTGGGGGATACAGTAGAATGCCCGGTTTGTCTCCGGGTATTCGAAATCACCCGCATTGATGATGAAGAGTTGGATGATTCGGATTTGTATTTTGAACATGTAACAATGTGCAATGGAGGGGAGAAATATGGTAAGGACAAGATATTTTAAAACTGAGCTGAACGGTAAGCTAGTGGAATTGTTCGAAAGCAGCCATCCAGCAAGAGCAATCGCTGAGATATCGGAGAAGAAGCGCATACGACCGACAGCAATCATCAGTCAGATTCCCGAGGATGAGTATAGAGAGCTTGAAAAAGGTCAGGCGGTAGCAAAATGACCCAACCGACATTGGAAGCAGCACAAGCCAAAATAGACGGTCTGGCAAGGGAATGCTTTAATGAGTCTGACTATGAATTATTCTGTGCGGTACTCCTGCAGCTTGATAAGTATAGGGCGCTGGCAGATAGCAACAGAGAGGCTATGTACAACCAAGATAAGGAATTCACTGAGCACATGAAGATTCAACAGAGTGAAATTGACTCTCTCACAGAGTCTGTAGCGTACTGGCAGAAACAAGCCACATTGCTTTTCGTTGAAAATAAGAGGCTAACTGAACAATCAGGAAAGGGTGCAGAGCATGGGGGCGGTGATCCAAATGGAGTTATTTCCAAAAGCGGACAAGACGGACTTTGAATCTGCACGAAGCATGTTGAAACGTTACCTGCGTATGCGGCAAACTTCTGAAGCTCTGAATAGTCGCTTGCTACTGACTGAAAAAGAACAGCAAGTCAAAGTAGAGTACCAACAGAAAGCAGATGCCATAGAAATGGCGGTGAAACTTATTCAAGATGATGATGTTCGCAGGGTGATGGAGTTTCGTTTCGTCCGGGGTAACACACGGTGGGGAACTGTCAAAAGATTCGGTAACATAACAGATAGATCAGTGGACAGGAGAATTGTTCGAGGTGTAGAGTCTGTAGCAGAAACCTTGAAGCTGATTGGACAAATAGAGTGAAAACCGCGTCTGTAGTACGTCTGTAGTGAGTCGGCACAACGTCTGTGGTTCAAATTTATAGTTAGGCACATAGGGAAGGAAAATTCTTCCCCGGTGTGCCTAGCACCGTTATCCCGTGGGCAACTCGGCTGTGCTGTGGGATGGGATATCCTTAGACGTGGATCGTCAAGGGTGCGGTGTGGGAATGGGGTTAGACTCCCCACAGCCGCTCCATCCGGGCGGGATAGAAGTACGGATACTATTATGGCCTACAGGCAGCGGCTGGCGTTCGAGTCCCGGCAAGGCCGATGAAATTTTCTTCATATCCTTTTTTGAGTCATCCAACATCGGGTGGCTCTTTTTTTATCTAATCCCAAGCGCTTGTAAATATGAAAGGAGTTTAGGGGATGAATGATTCAGATTCATGGGAGGAACTAAGGCGACGACACGGGCAAACAGTGGGAGAGGCTTTAAGGGCATTGGGCGAAGAGCTGGAACGGATGCACCAATGGATCATGGCATTCCTGAATAAAAACCGTGATTCCATTCAACTGATTTTAAGAATGCTGACTTCAGAGGCGCGTCAAATAGAAGAGCAAGAAAAGCATATACGGCAATTACAGCCTCTTCGAACAAAGAGCGCACCATACAGGCAGCCGATGAGGCATCAAGTTATAAATCGCAAGCCTGTTCGTCAGATTGCAAGGAGTAGGTGCTAATATGCGAGATATAATGACGGTTTTGCTATATACAGCACTGATAACAGCGATTGTCTCGTACACATATCAAGCCTACGCCAGTCGTCAGCAGGTTAAGGCGTACAAGCAGATGGAAGAAACACAAAAAGCGTTAAAGCAGAAATTCGAGGACATGGAATGATTACGAGAGCGACGAGAAAGGCCCCGCCTGTGCCAATTGCTTCTCCGGATCAGCCAGAGAAATGCAAAGGCTGCATATGGGGCGAGTGGGCCGGCACTAAGCAAGTATGCAAGATACCAAGATGCTGGAAGGAGGATGAAGGATGTACAGTGGGAAGTTTTGGAGTCGTAAAGATGTGGAAACAGTGATGGATGCTTTAGATGTCCTGGGGAAGACATACAGGATAACCAAGTGCAAAGTGGAGCCAGTTCCATACCGTGGAGACAAACAATGGATTGTTGAAGAGCTTCCAGAAGAAGATGGTCAAGATGCCACTTAAACGCTTCTGCAGTAAGCAGGGATGCAAGGCAACTATCACAGAGGGCAGGTACTGTGAGGACCACCAAGACCAAGTACATAGCTATGACCAACATAGAGGAACAGCAGCTGAGCGCGGATATGATAGCCGATGGCGTAAAGCCAGGGTTGGATTCCTCAAGAAGCATCCGCTGTGTGCGTACTGTTGGAAGCAAGGCTATGTACAGGAGGCAACGGTAGTTGACCATATCAAGCCCCACAAGGGAGATAAGCAACTGTTCTGGGATCGTGGCAACTGGCAGCCACTATGCAAGCAATGCCACGATATCAAGACCGCTAAAGAAGATGGAGGGTTTGGTAATGGCTAAGGAGATGAGGTTGGTCTGTGTAGTGTGTTCGAATGAACAGACAGGCTGGACGAATCAAGACGGAACTGCATGTACAAAGTGTGGAGGCTATGCCCAACCAGTAGGATATTACGATGGGCGCGGGTCGTACATCTCTCACTCACATAAGAGTCCGAATGAACACAACATCACGATTGATATCCAAGGGAATCTGACTCAAAGAGATACAGATGAGATAACGAAACGTATTGCAGCTGAGGTGGCTAAGAATTTGTTCGACAAGGGGTAGGGGGGTCAAATCTCTGAAAACCCTTTGGCTGATAGACCGCGTCGGACTTATTTCGCGTAAAAACTCGTTTTATAATATTTTCGGCGTTTAGGAGGTATGCCCTGATGGGAAGAAACGCCAAACCGGTTGGTCTCCACATCGCGGAGGGTAACCCTAACCGATTAACTAAAGCGCAGCTCCAAGCTAGACAAGAAGGTGAGGTTAAGCTAGGAAAGACAGAATTGGAAAAGCTGAAACCGCCAGTGTTTGTAAAGGATGACACGGTTGCCTTCTCTCATTGGAAACAATGCATGAAGGATTATAAGGCAGCAGCTGCGGAAGGCGTGAATCTACTTTCAAGCTCAGATGTTGGACTTTTAGGGATGTATTGCCGGACATATTCTGAATATGAAAAACTGCTGAAACAGTATCAAAAAATCGAGAGAATTTCCATTGAAGATTATGTATTCGATGAATATTTCGAGGAATTAACTCGAAAAGCTGAGGAATCAGAACAGGATCTGAACGAGTACGGACTGAGAGCGCAGAAATACCTCTCTCAGCTGGCATCCATTGAAGGCATCCTGAAAATCGAGACAGCCGTTAATAAAAAAATGGATATGCTTCTGAAGATGCAGGATCGTTTGTTTCTGAACCCGTTATCCAAGGTCAAGAATGTTCCGAAACCAAAGGAGAAAGAAAAACCTCCAAGCAAGTTCGGGAAATTCGGAGGTAACCGGAGTGGTTAACCCTCAGATCTATCCTTACAACACTGTTGGGGAAACGGACAGGGTAACGGCCTATGCTCTTGAAGTTACTTCAGGGAGAATTATAGCCGGACAAGCTCAGCGACAAGCTTGCGAACGTCACCTTCGGGATTTGGATAGGCAAGGCACGAAAGATTTCCCGTACGTATTTGATCCGGAAAAGGCGCACGAATTAATTGATTTTGCTGAGTCCTTAACGTTGGCTGAGGGAGAAGAACCTTTGCCGCTTGAGTTGTGGGGTTTCCAAGATTTCATATTCGGGAGCTGGAACGGCTGGTTAAAGTTAGATGGATATCGTCGTTTTCGAACATCTTATGTTCAGGTAGCACGACAGAACGGAAAATCATTAAAGAACGCTGTGCCATCCCTGTTCTATGGCAACTTTGATGGATACAACTATCCGCAAGTGTATTGCACGGCAACGAAGGAAGCTCAGGCACGAATTGTTTTGAAAGAGTGTATCAAGTTTATCGATGCTGATCCTGAATTAGGTGGGACTGAATACGAGTCCGGCCTATTTGACGTGAAGGATTACAAAAGTACGATTCTTTGCACAATTTCCAAAGGGGAAATCAAGGCGCTTGGCCGGGATACAAAATCCATAGACGGTTTCCGGCCGTACTTTGCGAGCGTCGATGAATATCACTTACACAAGGATAACCAGATGTACAAGCTGCTTGCGGACGGAACCAAGAAGCTTAAGCAGTGTCTTATTTCCGTTATCACAACAGCCGGATTTAACATCAACGGTCCATGCTATGAGTTGTACAAATATTGCAAGATGGTTTTGTCTGGCGCTCATGCCGATGAAACGCAGTTTATTTTTATTTGTGAGCTGGACAAGGATGACGATGTTTGGGAAGAATCGAACTGGCCGAAGGCGAATCCTCTCTGGACTCCGGAGACGTTGGACAGCTTGCGTGCTGAAGCGATCAAAGCGAAGGTTCAGCAAGGCGAAGAGCTTCGCAACTTCTTGACCAAGTCACTGAACAGATGGGTGCAGTTTTCGGACACGCAGTACATGAATATGGAACACTGGGTGGCATGTGAATCTGATACGACCATTGAGGACATGGCAGGCAAAGAATGTTACCTGGGGCTGGACTTGTCTTCAGGTGGTGACCTTACGAGTGGTGCATTGGAATTTCCGTTGGATATCGACGGGCAGCGCAAGTATTACATCCATTCACATAGCTGGATCCCTGCAGCAAGAGTAGACGAGCATGTGAAGAGTGACTTTGCACCTTATGACATGTGGATTATGGAAGGGTTACTGACTCCGACAGAGACCATGGGCGGCGTGAAGACGGATTATAAATACATCTTGTCTTATTACCGGGATCTGATCAAAAAACATAATCTCAAGCTACTGGGCATTGCGTATGATCCACACAACGCAGATGCCTTTTTGTCTGACCTTGAGGAATTTGGAGTGGATCTGGTTGAGATCGTTCAGAGTGCCAAGAGCTTGAATGACGCTACGGTGGATTTCAGGTTGGAAACTGAAGCCAAGAACGTGATTTATGACCGGAAGAACAAGCTGCTGACATGGAGCATGGCGAACGCCAAGACGGTCAGCAATAGTTTTGGAGAAATCAAGATAGACAAGGACCCTTCTTCTAAAACGAAGAGGATTGACCCGGTGGACGCTGTTATTGATGCCCACAAACTGACGCTTTCCAATTCGGCTAAACCGAAAAGATCCGTTTACGAAGATCGAGGCGTTAGAGCGATTTAATGAAAGGGGGTGTACACACTGCGGATACCATTTGTTTCAAAGTTTTTGGAGAAGAGAAGCCAACCAAGTGAGTCAAGCGATACAAGTGATTTGGAGAACCCGAAAAGGTGGATGTATAAAGCGTTCGGCGCTCTCACAGGCCGGGGGGCTACTGTCACAGAATCAACAGCTATGCGATCAACGGCGGTGCTTACATGTGTCAGGATTCTTTCGGAATCTGTGGCTTCACTGCCGCTACCAGTTTACAAGCGTTTGAACCCAAGAGGTAAAATCCGGACTAAACACAAAATTGCTGAGCTTTTACAGAGCAGGCCCAATTCAAGGATGACGGCGTTTACCTTCCGTGAAACCATGATGGCTCATATTTTGTTGTGGGGTAACTGTTACGCGGAAATCGAATATGACACAGCTGGGGAAATTGTTGCTCTCTGGCCGATTCCACCTCATCGGGTCGAACATATGGAAACAGCAGAAGGGGATCCGTTCTTCAGAGTCACAACAAAAGACGGAAAGCAACACAACGTTCCGTTTTATGCCATGTTCCATATACCGGGTCTTGGATTCGATGGTACAAAAGGAGTTTCCGTTATTCATTGGGCGCGGCAGGCTGTGGAGCTGGCGTTGGCTACGGAACAGTTCGGAGCAGATTTCTTTGAGAATGGAACAAACGTGGGTGCTGTCGCAACGCTTCCTGGTACTTTATCGGATGCAGCATTTGAAAGGCTGCAAAAGTCGCTTCGGGAGAAGTACGAAGGACTTGGGAAGGCTCACCGTCTCATGTTGCTTGAAGAAGGGATGACATTTTCTAAAAACACGATTCCACCGAATGATGCTCAATTCTTGGAAACGAGAAAATTCCAGATACTTGAGATTGCGCGGGTATTTCGTGTTCCTCCACACATGATGGCGGACCTTGAACGAGCTTCCTTTTCTAACATCGAGCAACAGTCTACTGATTTTGTCATTCATTCTCTCCGGCCTTGGCTGATCAGATGGGAACAGACCATCAACTGGAAGTTGTTTTCTCTGAATGAGCAAAAGCGGTTCTTCGCGGAACATCTCGTTGAAGGATTGCTTCGAGGGGATTCAACTGCACGTGCAGCATTTTACAAAGAAATGTTCATGATCGGGGTCTATTCTCAGAATGACATTCGGGAGAAGGAAAACGACAACCCAATTGAAGGTGGAGACAGATATTTTGTTCCGCTCAATATGTTGCCATTAGATATGTTGGACGAGTATTACAAAAATCAGAATAAACCTGATCCTATTCCACCGGAGGGAGGTGATAACGAAGATGGGAAACAAAACGAAAGAACAACGGGAACTGATCATACCGGAGAGTCGGCCGGAGGTTCGGAAAGTTGATGGAGAACCGACAAAAATCATTGGTTACGCTGTGAGGTGGGACCAGTTATCACATCCGATTTTTGGCATGTTTCAAGAACGTTTTAAGCGTGGGGCATTTGCGGCCAGTTTGATTAACCCGGATGTCTATGCTTCGTGGCAACATGACGCACGTGAGATTTTAGGACGCACACCGGGAACGTTGCTTGTGACTGAGGATGACATTGGACTGAGATATGAAATCACGCCTCCGAGTTGGGCGGAAAAATATGTGGAGACGATCGAGCGCGGAGACGTGCGGGGGTCGTCTTTTATTTTTCGCCCAACCAAGGAAGAGTGGGACGAAACAAATCCAGATATGCCGATTCGGTCTGTTATTGAAGCTGAATTATTCGAAGTTAGCCCGGTAACGACTCCTGCCTATCCTCAGTCCTCTGTGGGTATTCGTTCAGCGGAAGAAACTTTCCAAGCCCGGCCTACGATTGAGACAACAAAAGATGACGAGGAAGAACAACGGGCCATTGCAAATGATCTGGAAATGCGATTACGAAAATTGAACCTATAAGGGAGATGGATTGCTTGAAAAATCTTATCGAATTGAGAAAAAAACTCGCTGCAAAGAAAGAGGAAATGCGTTCACTGATTGTGTTGGCTCAGACGGAAAAGCGCGGCTTTACTGATGATGAAGAAACCAACTTTACTACCATGGAAGCAGAGGCCCGTTCTTTGGAAGATGAAATTAAACTGGAAGAACGCGCCCAACAGTTTGCCATGGGTGGCAGCGGGGCAAAACATACACCTGAAGATCCAGCTCATGAAAGTGAGTTCCGCAGCTTGGGCGAACTGATTTCTTGCTACCGTTCGGACCCGTATGACCCACGTTTGAAAGAGTATCGGGAAATGGCTGCAGGAACAAAAGCTTCAGGCGGGGTTTTCGTGCCTCCTAAGTTCTCGGCGCAATTGTTTGAAATCACGCCAGAAGAAGCAGTGGTTCGTCCACGTGCATTGGTTATTCCGGCTGATGAAAATGCTCCTGACTCCAGCACTACATTCCCTGCACTTGATCAGGGTGCCGGTTCCAACATGTATGGCGGCGTAGAGGTGAACTGGATCGGTGAAGGTGACGAAAAACCTGAGACAAGCGCTAAATTCAGAGACCTGACTTTGACCCCTCATGAGGTTGCCGCTCATATCGTTGTTACAGACAAACTTTTGCGAAACGCTCCGGCAGTAAACACCATCATCACAAAGTTGTTCAGAGGTGCAATTGCTGCAGCTGAAGACGATGCGTTCTTGTACGGGAGCGGAACTGGTAAGCCAAGCGGCGCGATGGTGTCACCAGCTGCCATTACAGTGGCACGTAAAACAGCGAACCTGATCACCTATGCTGATATTGTTGCCATGATTGCTCAGGCCAAGCTTGGTGGTGCATTGATCTGGGCTGCATCCCAATCTATCTTGCCACAACTCCTGACAATGAAGGATGAAGCGGGGAATCTGATCTTCCAACCGAACGTTGCTGATAAAATGACAGGCACGCTTCTGGGTTATCCAATCCGATTCAAAGAGAACGCGCCAATCCTTGGTGAAGAAGGCGACCTGGTACTTGCAGACATGGGTTACTACCTGATCAAGGATGGTTCGGGTATCTTTATCCAAGCTTCTGAACATCCATTGTTCAAACAAAATAAAACAATCATCAAAGCCTTCTGGAACGTGGATGGTAAGCCATGGGTTAACGGCCCATTCGAGATGAAAAACGGATATCAGGTGTCACCGTTTATCAAATTGGGCATTCCAACGCCTTAAATCAATAAATTATCTGGCCCGGGTTTCCGGGCCTAACAGGAGGAAAGCGGACTATGGCTGCTAAAAGTGAAGAACTGAATTACACGGTTATCTCAGCTTTTAACGATCAGGAAACCAATACCGTGATTGAACCGGGCGAGTTATACCCTGCGGATCAGAAACGAGCCAACAAACTGAGGGCTGCTGGTGTCATTGCTGAGGATGACGAAGGACAAGCCTTGCCAAAACAAACAAAGGCAGCTGCTTCAGATAAAACAAAAGCTGATGATGATACGGCAGGCGGTGCTTCTGATGCTGACGACACTACAAAGAGCTAAAGGAATGTTGTCCATTCCGCTGGACGACACTTCACAGGATCTTTATTTACTGTCTGCATTAGCTGCAGCGTCTGAATGGATCGAACGGGAATGTAATCGGAGCTTTGAATACAAGACATACCAACAGACGTTGGACGGTCCTGGAACCCAGTTCCTCCGGCTTCGAAACTTCCCGATTCATTCGGTATCCAAACTGAGCATCCATGATAACGAACAGCAGAACGATTCCTTCAAGATCGAATCTGAAAACGGGATGCTGTTTAAACGCTCCGGCTGGCCTTGTGGCGCGCGTTTGATTGATGTGGAATATTTAGCCGGATATATCCTGCCAAGCGACGAGGAAGGCGCTCCGGCTTCGACATTGCCACAGAAATATGAATTGGCTTGTGTCTTGCTTGCCCAAACGCTAATGAGGGAACAAGGCGTCACCAGTGAACGGGTTGGAAATATATCCGTAACCTACAAGGATGAGGGCCGAAGCCTGCCGGGAGCAGTCAAGGCTCTTATTCAGTTGTGAGGTGAGATAATGGCAAGAAGGCGGCGAAGCGTGCGGCGTGCGAACGTGTCTTACACCGGGGATATGGATTTATCCGTTCTCGTTGAGCGTGTCCGGCCACTCGTTGACCAAGAAGTG